CGTTAGCCGCCGTGAGGCGGTTTTTTTGTGCCTGAGATTTGGCAAGTGGCAGCAAAATGGCAGCACGATGGCAGCATCGGTTTTTGGTGTCATAGAAAATCCCGCAAAAGCGGGATGAGGGTAGGGCAGATAAATTTCTTTTCAGTGGTCAAAACATGACTACCTGACCTTCGGTTTGTGGATGAGGTTGGACCGGGTTTATCTCGCTAGGTTTCGATATTGAACGCATGAAACTTTCCACCGTCACAAAGGTATGGCCGCAATTCACATTAATACATTGGTGATAGCGCTCTTTGGTTTCGGTGGTTACCTGGCTGCTGCTGCGGGTATGGGCTGCTCCGTGGCATAAAGGGCAATTGAACATGATCCGGACTCCGGTATCATCCCGACTAGGGTCGGTGTTAATGATAATTATGCGTGATTATTGATTAAAAATCATCATTCCATATCCAAATCATCTATTTTCACCTCTAGCTCCAGCACGGTAGTAAAACCACTGTCACTCACTGAATGGGTCACAGTCACCAATGTCCAATCAGCTTCATCAATCTGTTTTTTGAATCCGGTCACTTTAACTGGTACTTCGGGATAGAGATCTGCGCGCCCCTTCGCAAGCTGAATAGAAAATTTAGCCGCGCCGCGTTGCAGTCGTTCCCAATTCGATTTAGCCGCTCGCTGTGCATTGTATTTGCTGGCGTAAGTGGTGCGTAAGGTCAGTACATTTTCATCAGTACCGATCAGATATTCACCTTGTTTCTCTTCCGGCTCTTCCGGCTCTTTGGGCTTGGCGGTGCTGGTTGTTTTGCGCTTACGTTTTACCTTAACCACCGGCTTTTCCGTGGTGCGGGTATTCAGCCAGTTTGCCACCACGCCGGTATAAGCGCCCCGGTCAGCCATACTAAATTGATGGCCGTCACCCAAACTGCGAATAAGGGTCATAACCGGAATCGGTTTACCGCTGGCGGTTTTCGCCTGACCTTGTTTGATAAATAACAGATTTCCATTTTTTACCGCGGCAATAGCGCCATATTGTTTTGCCAGTCGGGTAATTAAATTACCGTCTGATTCGTTGGTTTGGTCTATATGGTCAACCGTTAAATCAGACATGGCTTTATTTAAAGTTGGCGTGAGTCTATTGCGCTCGGCAATTATTTTAATGATCCCGCCAATAGTGGTTTTATGGTATGACTGATCACGGCGAACATTCAGTGTTTCACGAAAATCTGCACTGCGGGCGTGAATAGTCAGCTTATCCGGTGCGCCGCTGTGCTCTATTTCATCCACGGTAAATACGCCTTTATCCATTAGCGCCGCCCCTTGCCAGCCCAGTGCAACCGCTATTTTTGCCCCGCGACGTGGCAGTACTAATTGACCGTCTGAATCATCCAGTTCAATATCCAGCTGATCAGCTTCAAAACCGCGATTATCAGTCAAGGTTAACGACATTAACCGCTTTTTAATGCCGCCGCTTTTATCGATGCCATCCACGGTAATAGAATAATCCGGTGCGTTATGACCGTTATTGGACAGGATATCGATCATGATAATAACCCGCTGGCGGTATCAGATATTTGCGCGGCGATATCGTCAAATTGCTGAGATAAATCACCAAACATCTCTTTTAAAGATTCATCGGTACGTTTTAATGTCAGCGTGAATTCAATCTTGCGTGCCGAACCGTCACTGAAAAAGATACTTTTGGTGCGGCTAAGATTCTCAATTACAAACATGCCGTGGATCGCGCCATTCCCTTCAATCAATGACCAAGCCTTACCCGTTTCAGCCATCAGTTGTAGCGCCATCAATGAGACTTTACCGCCGGTCAATTCTGGGTATAACACGCCGGACAGGGTAATTGATTCTTCATCTGGCCCTAAAAATTGGCTGATTGGCCGCAAGCCGATACGGGCATTTGACGGGTGACGCCATGCCATTTGATGTTGAAAATCTTGGTAGGGGACGGTTTGCAGCATAAATATAAACATCCCAAATGCCATCATCATGTTAGTGCTCCTTAATCGTCATGGTCTTGATAACTGCGGTTTGATTTACTTTGTGCCTGGCTGCGGTGGGCGGCTAGCTGGCGGGCTACCTCACGCGCGATATCTTGCGCGTCATGTTGTGGCAGCGGGTAGATATTGATAATGGGTGCACCAGTGCTGACTTGGTTTTGCTGTTGGTTGCCGGATTGGCCGTTATTGTGACTGCGGTACTGCGCCGCCGGTAAACTGTATGGATGCAGCGGTGCGGCGGCGGCCTGATAGCCACTGAATAACATGGAAGCCGCGACCGCCATTGCGGCGGTATTACGGCGGCCGGTAACTTGCGCGGGGCCGTTGATGATTTCAGGGCCATGCTCACCCACTACGCCAAATTTACCCAGCGGGATATAGCCACCACTATCATATTCACCGGTATATTTCGCGGCAATATCAGCGGCGCTGTTGCCCTTTGGGGCGGGCTTCCATGTGATGCCGTAGTTACCTGCGGCGGCCGCTACCGCCGGATTACTCTGCGCCAGTTCGCGGGTTTTCTCGGAGCGCTGTTTTACTTCATCCAGCTTTTCCAACACCCACTTAATGGATGAGATCAGTAATTTGAGCGGCGTCATTGCCAGATTGATACCATCAGCCAAGAACTGACCAAAGGATTTCCCAGCATCGGCGGCGCTGTTTAAATCGGCGGTGGTCGATTGCACTGGTTCCAGTAACTTTTTAAACCAGTTCCACACGTTTTTAACCGCATCACCAATCCAGTCAAACACCGGCCCCAGCGGTTTTAGTGCTTCTTTAATCGGGGCAGCGGCTTGCATAAAGCCCTCTACCACGCCCCCCAAAAATGCTTTAATCGGTTTCCAGTATTTGTAAATCAGTAAACCAGCGCCCACGATGGCCGCCGCAATCAGGCCAATCGGGCTGATTAAAATCCCAAGCAGACTACCCAAGCCGCCAAGGGCAAAACGCAGGAATTTAAGTGGGGACTTAGCCAGCCAGCTAATGCCATTACCCAGCATTTTAAAGCCGCTAATACCGGATTTAACCGGCGATCGCACCACACTAACCAGCCCATTCCCCAGCCCTTTAAGGCTGGTAACAGCCGACTGGCCGCCATTTTTAGACAGGGTGAGCAGTGAGCGACTAAAAGCGCCAATCTGACGTGTGGTTATCGGGGTGGTGCTCGCCAGTTTGGACATACCCAACGACAGGCGCGGCAGTAAGCGAATACCCAATACTGAGGTGGTAAAACGCAGTAGCGCGAACGGCCCCAAAATACCGACCACAGCAATCGCCAGCGCACCAAATGCGGCAGTCGCGATAGCGACAGCGGTACCTACCTGCACAATGCCAAGGCTGATTTTTGGGTGGGCCTTGAGAAACTCAGCCACGCCATGCATAAACTCAGTAATGCTTTTGGCTGTTGACCTAAGCCATGCGTCATTTTTTTCAAATAATTCAACGCTGACGTTCTCCAAAGCGGCATGAATGATGGTCATGTCGCCTTTCAGGTTATCCAACTTAGTGGCAGCTACGCGAGCCGCTTCGCCGTCATACTCGCCGGGCTGCCCGCGCATCTTATCTAGTGAGCCATTACCGGCAGCGTGCATCAACACACCAAAACCGGTAACAGCATATTGTCCGGCGATATCTTTAAAAATAGCGCCGCGCTCAACGTTGCCCATTTTCGCGGTTTTCTCATTGATATCTTTCAGGATATCAACCAAATCGCGCATATTGCCGTTTTTATCAGCAGTTTTAACGCCTAAATCTTTAACGGTACTGGATCCACCAATACGGCTTAAGATACTGCGCATGGTGGTACCGGCCTGACTGCCCTGAATACCGGCGCTACCCAGCATGGCGGTAGACGCCGCAACAGTTTCCAGACTCTGCCCGTATTCGCGCCCAACACCACCGGAATATTTCATAGATTCACCCAACATCGGGATATCGACGTTATTACGGGTAAACAGGGCGGTGAGCACATCAGCCACCCGATCCATTTTCTCCGCTGGAATCCCCATCGCGGTTTGAATATTGGAGGCAATATCTGCGGTGGTACCGAGATCGATATCCCCGGCCGCTGCCAGATTCAACATACCCGGCATGGCCCCGACGACCTGCTTAGGGCTGTAGCCAGTACGGCCAAGGTAATATTGACCCTCGGCGACTTGCAGATCGGTAAATTTAGATGTCAGCGGCAAGGTACGCGCCTGATGGCGCATACCTTGCATTTCAGGCGAGTTTTTATCTTTAATGCGGGTTACCGCCTGAGTGCCGCTCATCATGGCATCAAACTCATAACCGACATGCAAGGCGCTTTCAATCCCGCGGCCCATGGCGCGGCCAGTGGAGAGCGAGGTGTAGCCCAATCCGGCGGCAATGGCTTTGCGCTGATTGCTGCTATCAAAGCGGTTGCGGGCAGCGCTAAGGCGCTGTTGCTGCTGCGCTTGCTGTTCTAATCGCCGCTGCTGTGCGGTCAGCGCGGCGGTGGTGCTGGTGATATTGGCTTTAAGGGATCGCTGTGCCTGACCTAATCGGTTAGTGGCAATACCGCTATTTTGCAATGCGCTACGCTGGGTATGTAGCGCGGTGCGTAAATCATTGTATTTTTGTTTTAGTTTGGCGGCCTCTTCACTGGCGCGTTTAAACTCTTTGGCCTGCTTAGCGGTCGGTGCGGCACTGTATTTTAATTCGGTGGCGAGTTGGCGCGCTTTATCGCGTGCGGCGGCCAGCGCTTGAGCGGCACCATTAACCGCCACTTTATTCTTACGAAAGCCCTCAATCTTGCCGGACTGCGTATCCAGTTGTTTGAGTTGGTCTTTCGTCGCTTTAATCGATGCGGCCAGCGTTTTATTGCTGGCCAACATAGATTTAAATGGCTTGGTAATTTTATCAATGGCGCTTAAAGAAACCTGTAAGCGGAGGTTCTTATCACTCATCGCTGCCCCCGTTACGGATAATGGCTTTATGCCGCCATTCTAAAAGCTCGCCAATAGTCATTGGGTCGGTAGCTGATGGCGGCCAATGGAAAGTGACCGCGATATCCGCCACCAAATCGTCAACCGTTAAGCACTCAGGTAGTCTGACTTGACCGAGTTCGGCAAGAAAAAAATCGCCAGCGCCTGAGACAGTGCATAGATATCAGCCGGATCAAGGTTGCTAATTTCTGGCACGGTCAGATTAGGGGTAGTGATACGAGGTAATACACGGATCAGTGCGTCAACATCGGTATCTAGCAATGCTTGCAGTTTGGCACCGCGCAGCGCTCCGGCGTTGGGTTTATTGACCGTCACTTCGGTAATCGTGGTATTACCCCGGATAATAGGCACATCCAGCGTGATTACATTAAATTGGGGTTCAGTCGTGTCTTTTTTCATAATAATTATCCGATTAAAAGTTAGGAGGTTTGCCCCCGAGTGCGACGGGGCGACTGTTCCTACGGGCGCTCCGGCGGCCTAAGCCGCTACGACCCGAACGGAACATTTCCCCATCGATTGGGCTATCGCGACTCGTCATCCATTCTCTGATGAGGGGTATTAAAGGCCAATATTGCGGCGGTGGGCTTCCAACATATCGACGCCGTTGACCATTTCGACCATATTCACAATATCGACCTCGATCAGCACTTCGCCGTCCCACGTCAATTTGTAGTAGGTGTTTTTGGTGGAAATCTTGGTCGTGGTGTTATCACCTTGCTTGCTGTCGCCACCGTCAATTTCCTCATGGCGGCCACGCATCACAATTTCTACTGCGTGGGTTTCGCCGGTATCGTCGCGCTGATAGGAGCCAGCAAAGCGCAGTAGCACGCCATCGACTTTAGTTACCCCCCATTGCTTGTAAATCTCGGACTCAATACCGCCTAACGTCCAATCAACATCTAACGCGCCGTCAGCTAACCCCAAATCAACCTTGGCGCTGCCGTTCATCCCGCCGCCGCGAAACTCTTCAAATTTGCGGTTTAATTTTGGCAAGGTGATCGATTCAACCACCCCTTGATAGCTGTTCCCGTCATTGAATACATTCAGGAACTTAAGTTTGCGTGGTAAGGCCATAATTAAGCTCCTTAGCTATTAACGGCGGCGGCGAAATTAGCCAGATAGCGATCAGTAATGCGCTGGCGCAGGGTTAAATCTTCCAGTGGTGGCACTGGCGTATAGTCGTAATCAATAAACAGGCGGCCCGCTTTCAGGGTGTCTTTATCGTTCACGCTGTCGTCGTACCAGCAATCGCCATCGATCAAATAGCCCAATGATTTCAATTCACGCATTTTGGCGCGAATGCCCTCAATAATGTCTTTTGCCAGTGACGGGGTAAGCGGCTTATCGTTGGCCCACATATGGGCCTCAGCCATGGTGTCAGCCAATACTTGTGCTGTGCGGGTGTAATTCTCAAAGGAAAACATCGGATTATCAGAGCAGGTGCGGGAACCCCAAAAACGGAAGCCATCTTTGCGGATCAGGGTGGTAATGTCTTTTCTGTTGAGCAAATGAGCATCGCTAGCGCTGTTTTGCAGATCCCAAAACACATCGGCACTGATACCTGTCACGCCATTGACGGCCACGTTAGACAGGGATTTATGCCAGCCCACGTCATTATCAATCTTGGCACGTAAGCCTAAAGCGCGGGCGGTGGCGTAAGCGATATCTTCGGCAGCGACTAGCGTGTACCAACTGAGAAAATCAGGCCAAATCAACATCGCTTCACGCTGGTTGAAGTTTTCACGGTACTTAATGGCCTCTTCTTTGGTATTGCAATCGTAGGCGCTGATGTAAGCAAAGGCGCGCAGACTCTGAGCAATGGAAAGCAGCGCAGTGGAAACGGCTTTGGTGTCATGACCTGGTACACCCAAAATACGTGGTTTGACGTCAAACTTGCCCTGTGCGGCTAACAGCGCTTTCATGCCGGTGTAGCGGCCATCCGGCGTAGAACCGCCAATAATATTAGAGGTGGTTTCAGCTTCGGTTTCACCTTGTGCGACACGGACAACAACCGTGAGTGGCTTGGTTTGGTCACTGATGGCATCCAGTGAGTAAGCTAAAGTGCCGAAGTCACCAGCCTTACCACTGGCAGCTAAAACATCGGTGAGTAATACCGGGGTATTGAGTGGAAATACGGTGGCGTCAGCATCTTCGGAGGTACAAACCATCCCGACCACCGCCGTACTGACAGTGCGGATCGGGCGAGTGCCTTCGCTAATTTCAATGACGCGCACACCATGGTGGTAATCGGTTGCAGACATGCGTTCTCTCCGGTTAAGCGATTATTGCCTATGGTGCCGGATAACTACGCGGGGAGCAGGTGATGGAGGTTGTGTGGGGAATGGCACAAGATAGATAAGCGAACCCCACAGTCGGGAGATTATACCGCTGGCGGCCAGGAGGGAATAATATAGCCCTGATTCACCGACTCAATCAAAAGCCATTGTGGTAATTCTGGTAACTCAATCAGCGGCCAGTTCTCCAGTGTCGGCCACGCACGATAGGCAGCGCGAGTAACAGTTAATTCACTGCGCTGGGCTTTGGTCAGTGGGGTATCGTTAATTGAATAGTCGCTGACCATCATTGGATCAGTGGCGACAATAAGAGCATTACGATGACTGCGGGCAAACGCGGCTATTTTGTCGTTATCTACGCACCATGCACTACCATCCCATTGATCAAAGGATGTCGCGGGTGCCAGTGCGGTAAGGTTATCAGCCAGTGGTCCTAACATCTCTACAGTGACAGGCTGGCAGGTTGTCGTGTCATAAACCTGCTGCTGGCGATGATCTGCAACCAACTGCCAATTATCATCAGTAAATACCACCGCATGACCTGCGGATATTTGCGGTGGTGCGATAACAGTACAATGTGCGGGGAGCCCTGTTTTTGCCGGAATAAAGGCATCACTTTGCCCAATAAATTCACCGGTTACGGGTGAGTAGTTGTACATCGTGATAATGCGATTTTCATCCGAGAACGCAAATGTCTCTTTCATGCCAACCTCACAATATAGTTAAAAGCTACGTTTCTAACGGTGGCTTCAGCGTTACCGCTGCTCTTAACCGTAATGGAATGACCGTGAGCGCCTAATTCAATGGTATGGGCATGGGCACCGATGCTGACATTATGAGCATGGTTTCCTTTATTGGTAATGGAGTAATACTGACCTAGGTGGGAACGTGGGACACCAAGCCCCGTGTTACCGATAATTCTCTGGTCGTTATGACTATGTAGACCTTGAACATCTGTTACTTTGGTGCCGTGATCAAATATGGCCGTCCACCGGGTACCTAAATCAGTACTGGATGCGGTAGCGCTATGCGTATGAGATTTGTTGCCATCCATTTCTTGCGATAACACAGCTCGACTATGTTTAGGTTTACCCTTGATTATCCAGCCGCGCATATCTGGAATAATTCCGGTAGGGTAGGCTTTTGCCAGTAGTGGACATTGAGTTTTATCAAATCTTTGCCCTTGCATCAGGGCGTAACCTGACGGAAGCTCATCACTCGGCCACGGAATAGGTGCACCTGGGGGATAGAGATTAAGCGTGGCTTCGGTTAAACCAAGGTGAGCGCAAGCCTGTGCGATTGCTTCTGCGCCCAATGTATTAATCTCTGAAAACAATTTATTTATCTGCAAATATTGGCTGTGTGGATGGGGGGCTTTCAGGTGTTTTTCCATACTTTCATCAGCATAGGTTTTGATGGTAATCACCTGATCATCAATATATTTACGTGTTGCCAGCACCACTGAGGGATCAACTTTTAGCGTTACTGCCTCTGTACTGCTGACAATCAGCACCATACGTACGGTCTGCGTGCGGCCGCTGCCCTCTTGTAACCGTGGCTTGTAGGTGTCCGGGCAGTTGGCAATGGCGATCAGAATGCCGTCTTTATCAAATAAGCCAACTTCACGTATCCACCAACCGCCGTCCGTTTCGGGGATCACTTGCTCGGCGATAATCTGGCTACTATTAGCTTCATCAATACTTAATGAATTTAGTGCGGCGCGACGTTTTTCACGAACAAGCTGGGTCTGTGCTGGGTTTGGCGTAGGTAATATACCGCCGCCATCACCCACGGCCATTTGTGTAATCTGTAATGGGGTGCCGAGAGCTGCCGCATTTGCCAGTTTGGCTGCACCTAAATTGGTCAGTAGCGCAAAATATTTCGCTGTCATGGGTTCACTCTCATATCATCAATCAAATGCACAACGCCACCGCAATAGCCTTGGCCGCTGACGGTAATGGTTTCGGGTAGATAGGGGTAAATGGTCATTTCGTCGCCGTCATAGCTGGCGGTGCTGATGGGGATAGTTCCGTTTACATCGAGATTAATCGACAGGCCGATCAGATGGCGGCTACAGGGCTTGGCATCATCAATCAGCCGCTCCAACTCCTGATACATCTCCTCAGTAATACCGGTTTCCAGCACGCCAACATCCAGGCGAAAGGTGCCGGGTGCCTCGTTGGTTTTCCACCATTCGATAACACGGATCAGATAGCCTAGTGGCTCGACAACACGGCGCAATGCGCCGATGGTGCCTTTACGTTTATGAATTGAGTACGAAACCTTGATGACAGCGCGTTTAGTTGCTTCCGGCCAATGTTCATCCCAGCGATCCACCGACCACGCCCATGCTAAGTAAGGCAGCAATACCTGCGGACAGGTATCAGCGCACCATAATTGGCGCAATGGCACCTCAACTTCAGTCATACGGGCGCAGGCTTGTGCGGCAGCAATCTCCAGTGGCGTTGAACCAACAGGCAATAAGCGCTTATTCATCAGCGCCTCCAGTCGTCAGGGTATAACCCATGCAATGAGCGGCTTGCGTTCTATTGAGCACCACATCAACCCTCGGGGTGGTCAGTTCTACCCGCTGTACCCCCTCAACATGCAGCGCACCGTAAATAGCAGAAAGACGAATATCACGCCCTAACCGACGTTGGGTATTGATATAGATTTGCAATCGGGCTTCAGACGCTGCGTGAATGGGTTCGGCTTCTGGTCCTGGGTAAAAATAGAGTTTGGCATCGATGCGATAACCGACTATTTCGGCACTTTTCACCGTTAATCGATCCGCAACAGGGCGCACGTTCTCGTCATTCAGCACGGCAAAAACCTTATTTAATAAATCTTGCGAGGCTTTGCCATTACCTTCACGAGATAGTACGGTTACCGTGACACAGGCGGGTGAGGGGCTGATTGCGGATGCGTCAGCAATCCGACCATCAGCGCTGCGGGCGTGATATTCATAAGTGCCGGTTGGTCCGGCCACACTTAAGCCCTCAAAGGCTTGCGGTATACGAATCCGTAAATCGTCGTCAGACTCCATCACTGCGGCAATGGGCGGGATAGCGTGAGGATTCATGGGTGTAATAGTCAGCCGTTCAATACCATTATTTGCGGCAAGTTGGTCTAAATCACTGCCAATGGCATATGCCACCATCACCGCCTGCGCCCCCTCATTCACCCGCTGGCGCAACAGCAACTCGCGGTAAGTGGTTTCCTGCAACAGCTTCACGATGGGTTCAGATTCAAATGACAGTGTTAACCGTACAGCGGCTTGCTGGTCGCTCGGGTATAAGGCGATAAAATCCTCTTTGCGTAAGGTAAACAGGCTGTCAAAATCCAGTGGTTCCACCACCAAAGGGGCCGGTAACTGGCTTAAATCAATGCTTGGCATCATTGCCCCCCTAAAGGTACGCTCAGACTTAACTGGCTGTTGCTGTCTGTGCGGCTACCGGTTAAATCAACAATCATCTTGCCGTCAATCTGGGTGGTGATGCTGATAGCATTTAGGGTAACGCGCGGTTCCCAACGCATGACCGCGCCATAAATAGCGGCCATCATTTTTAGGCGTAGTGCGGGATTTTGCGGCTGGTCGATCAGGGTCGATAATAGCGAGCCATAATCACGGCGCATCACTCGCGAGCCTTGCGGCGTGCTCAGAATGTCGCTGATTGACTGGCGGATATGGTCAATATCCCCGATGTGCAACCCAGTATTACGGTTCATGCCGCTATATTTATAGGTTGTCATTTAACCCCCTGAGTCCAATTGCCACCACGCCGCACGTTGCCGTGGTCATGCTTATGGAGCACCACGCCATTAGACGAGAACTTGCCGCCACCATGCTCAATATTGCCGCTCATGCTGCCGCCTTTCTTCACGCTCAGTGTGGCGGTGGTCAGGTTATGGGTGCATTCCACTTCGGGGGTATCCAGTGTGATTTTGACTGATGCCGTACAGGTGATCTGTGGGGCGGTGACATTGACTGACTCACTGGCATTTATCACCGCCGTAGCTATTCCGGTCACCGCTAAATGACTGGTTTCCGGCTCATACTCAAAACGAGCGCCATCAGGAAAGGTGATCACCATGCCATCCGCCGATTGTGACGGCGCAGAATTGGCATCCGAAAAGATGGCGGGCAGCACAAAACCGGTGGTAAGTTCACCGCCGATACTCAACACCATCACTTGCTCACCCGCAGAGGGCGCAGACCAAAAACGCACCCGACCGGCGCGCAGGGTTAACCAATTGAGCCAATCGGTTTCAAGGTTGCCGATTTTTACCCGGCACAATCCGTTAGCAAGATCGACGTCTGAGACGATGCCAATGCGGATAATGTTAGCCAATAGGCGTTTGAGGCTAGCAATAAGGATATTCATTCGGACAGTCTGCCGCCTACGGGCGCGCGGGGCATGTGATGGGTTTTGTGTGAGGGATGGCACAAGGTAAATGATACTGTGCCGGAGATTGCTATAATGCTTGCATTGATACATTTATTGGGGGTACATTAAATATATGGACATATCTTACGACCCAACCAAAAACGAAAAAAATATTGCTGAACGTAAATTGTCCTTTGAGATGGCGCGTGATTTTGAAGTTGCTACCGCGCTAATTGTTGAGGATCTACGAAAGGAATATCCAGAGCGGCGGTTTCAGGCACTGGGCTACATTGAGGCGCGGTTACATATGTTGGTATTCACACCACGTAACGGCAAGGTGCATGTTATCAGCCTGCGCAAGGCAAATTCCCGCGAGGTAAAGCGATATGAACAAAAAAATCAGTAAAGTCACCATGACAGATAACCCTGAGTGGGGCGAGGCAGAGTTTGCCCGCGCACGTCCAGCCACCGAGGTATTTACCGAATTGTTTGGTAAAGAGGGCGCGGAAAAGGTGATAAAAACCCGTGGCCGTCCAAAACTGGCAAATCCGAAAGAGCCAGTTAAGTTACGGATTGATCACGATGTGGTGGACGCCTATCGGGCGCAGGGTGATGGATGGCAAACTAAGATGAATGAAGTGTTGCGCGATTATGCTAAAACCCATGGGATGCTGTGATTTAGCATGACTTCCCAAGCCACTCCAACGCCAGATCTCCAATCCATTCACTGTCGCCGTCAGTAAAACCCAACAACTGGCGGCGCTCGTATTTCACTGTTGGCCCGTTGCGGCTAACCTTATCGCGCAAGCCGTAGTTATGCACCCTAACCAGATTATTAACCTTGCCGCTAAAGGTCACTGCGGCTTCGTCGGCGTTGGATTCGTTTTTGATATAACGGGCGGTGCGCAGCTTAGTAAACATCTTGCGCTTGATACGGCCTTGTTTATCGCGGCGTTTTTTCTTGCGGGCGACAAAGGGGGATCCGTCTGGATTCTGCTGTGCCTGAATGTGCTTTTGTTGGCGCTGGCGCAGTTCTTTAGAGACCTGCCGCATAAATGCGCCACGCGCCTGTGGGGATAATTGCGCCAGTAAAATTGATAGGGTTTGATCTAGCTCATGCAGGTCACTCATGCGGCCCACTCCGCCACGGTTTTACCGTCAACATTCACTTTGTAACTTTTGACAAAATATTCCGGCGGCACTGGCTCTTCCATGTGAGTCACGGTTAATACCCCATCTTGCTCTTTCACGATGGTGCGCTCGGTCAGTTTAATGTCAAAGCTGATATCACAAACCTTATTATCCAGATAGTCGGCCTCAAAGGTGAAGCCATCCTGACGCTTATCGGGATTTGCCATAATATCCGGCTGGTTGGTACGCAACCAATGTAGGATCGGGACAACAATCAAATCAATGCTATCGGCGTAATCGGTTACCACCAGATTTAAGGTGTACTGATACTCAAACGATAATGACGGGGCCAGCGTGGCAATAATCGCCCCTTTATCGATAAATACATGCAGGCAGTCGGGATTTTGCTTGATATACGGCACGGTTTTTAGAATGGAGGTACGCAGCGAATCAGGCTTTAACATCAGCGGCCCCTTGCTGGCAAGCCAGCACGGTATCAACCTGCGCCGCACAGGCGTGTAAAGCCGCTTCCAACTGGTCGATATCGTCGTTTAAATCGCCGTTAGTTTGTGGGTTGGCCGCCGGAAACAGGCACGCTGCGACCTTCGGACAGCCATTGACGGTAATCTGCGGCCCCAGTGAGGGCGGGGCGCTGACGCAGCCGGATAATATCATCAGGCAGG